GTTCCCGCGTCCGTCGAAGATAATTGCGCGCGGCACATAGCATGTGCCGCGAACAATAGCCTGTAAGATAGGTGGTATCCCGCACTTATCCATCCAGTAACTTGCAATATGACGTGCCACGTCATGATGCAAGGCATCTGTGGCCTCTTCGTAATCTGTCGAAGAGGTCCAGACTTCTTCGAACCACTGCGTAAGTGTTACGCTTTGGTCCGCGTTGGATTTCACCTCGCGATCTCGCTCGTTGAAAACCATCTCCTTCCCTTCTTTCGTGAAGGAAGATTTGAAGGAGTTCCAGGCATGGGATGCTTTTTCCATTCCACTCTTGGATGACTCGATTTTGCCCAATGGCCATGAGCAAATCTTGTTAACTACGTCCAACACTATTTTAAGTGCTGCCGTAGCTTTGGTTACAGTACGGGCTTTTCCCGGTTCTGAAACCATTACAACCGCCGCTTGGCTCAAATCTTTTGGGTCTAGCGACAGTACCTGTTCTAAGCATTTCCAGAAAATGTAAGTTCCAGGTGTGGTGTCTTCTAAGAAGAGTTCCTCCTTAGTGACACCCGTGGTTAGGTCTATCACCTTACAGCGATGACCTAACTGTGCCATTGTAACAATCTCAGAGATTGCTTCAAGGGTTCCGCCCTCTTGCTGGGTCTTTTCCCAGCAAGCGTTCGCGTTCACTGTGATCCTGGCTTTCGTGTCAAGACCCGTGAAGATCGTCTGATCAAGGGACCGGTCCAGTTCCTTAATTGACGCTTTAAGCACGCTAACCTCACAGTCTGTGAGATCAGCTGGCTTTTGAGATGTCGTCTTAAGAAATTTCATCTTAGATTGCATCTGAACCAAGAGAGGTGGCTGACCTGCCCCCCTCGTTTGGCTTAGGATCCCGTCTGCATGTAGGAGTTCTACTTCAGTCGGGTACTTTCTCGTGTAGTCCCATGTCCTCAGGAGAAAGTTTAACCATTTAGGGACGAGACGTCCTCGTTCCTTGCTGGCCAGGATTGGACCCAACAGCTGTCTGTTGGACAAATCCTTGAAGTCCTTCCGGGCGCGTTTGAGCTCGGTGTACCTCATGGTTACATCATGATACTTTTCATTGATGTTTCCATCGAAAAACTCGTCGCCGATAAGTGACGAGAGATTTCGTAAAGTGAACAGGTCGTATCTCTCCCAGTTCCACTTCTCTTCAGGTATTGCTATGTAGCATTGCGTGAAGATTCCGTCTACCGTTTTCATTAGTTCAATGAATCGGAAGGCTCGTTTACCCTGACTACGGGTTTCGTTGTCAGCATAAACATCAGGATCCTTTCCCCATAACGGGTCGGGAAAACCTGACAGCAATGCCTTGATTCTTTCAATCAAGGCTATTGCCCAACGTCGCACGTTGAGAGTATTCATCGTGTTCCGTTTCTCACCGTTGACCTTGTAAGGTTTTCTAGTGAGTTCCTTCAACCTACGTCCCCAAAACGTATGTTCAAGGAGGAGCTGCATTCGCATGTCGGCTCCTTTCAACTCCATAAAGCGCATTTTGCTTTTTGGCTTTGAAACCCATCCGTCGAGCTTGAGTAAGACCGATAGTGGGATTTGGTCTAGTAGTGTGTGACCATCTCCTGGCCAAACAAGTGTCTTAGGACTA